TTTATATTACAAAGCAATGGGAATTAAATCATGACACCACACAAATGGGCTAAAGAGATACACGCATTCGCAGAAGGCTACACTATTCAGAAGTTGGCTAGACTATGTTGCGATAAGAGCCACAGACACTGGGAAGACATAGAGATGCCTATGTTCCTTGAAGGTGAGCAATACAGAATCAAACCACATAACGAAATATGGGAAAACGACAATGAGTGAAGAAAGAGAAGTAGATGATTTTATTGAGTATCTAATTAATGATTTAGATAAAGAGCAATTAGCCGTGTTGTATTATCAAACACTATACAACGCAGCAAAGATTGTTACTGATGTTGCAAACGAACCAGATGTTACGATTGACTACATGGATTTACATAATGGCAACATAGATTTCCTAACTGATATTATCAAAGAAAACAAAGAGGCTAGACACTAAATGAGTGATTTACAACAATTTTTAATAATGATGACTAAGACTGTTGATCCTGGAAATGTAAGCGCAGGTGTGAGCGGCAAAGTTTATATTGAAGGTGACAACCTAACAACATATGTTTCTTTTTTTCAGAGAGGCATGAACGGCAAAGAAGTGTGTGATTGTATAGACAAGACTAACCAAGAAGTAACCTTTATGTTTAATGCTAAAGACGGATCATTCAAGGGTGTAGAAGGGGCGATAAAATGAATGATTTACCACTAGTAATAGGCAATGGATTAACAGATAAACAGATCAAGTTTATCAACGCCTATGCTACCAACTATTGTAATATAACTAAGGCGATGCAATCTATTGGTATGTCTAGAGAAACGTATTATGAGTGGGGTAGAAAATCTGACGCATTTAAAGATGCTGTAGCATCAGCAGAGGAATCGCTTAAAGATAGATGGCAAGATGAGATAGCCAGACATGTATTTGAAGATCGTAACCCTATTGTATTGAATAAGTTTGCACCTGTTGTATTGAAGGATCGTGGGTACGCAGACTCTAAAGATATTAATCTAACTGGCCAGATGCAGAATGACAATGAAGTGGTAGTAACTATTGTTGATGGTGGAGAGATAGCCGATTATGAAGGTGAATCTGAAGATAACTAAAAAGTTTCAACCTTTCCTAAAGCCACATAGATACAAGATTGCATACGGTGGGCGTGGATCTGGTAAGTCATGGACTATTGCTCAACTACTTGTACTCGCAGCATGGAAGAATCCAGTAAGAATACTATGCTCTCGTGAGATACAGCGTTCTATTCAAGACTCAGTGTTACAGCTACTAGGTGATACGATTGAGCGCATGGGTTTGAGAGATTATTTTGATATACAAAAGACTACTATCATTGGCACTAATGGCAGCAGGTTTATCTTTGAGGGTATGAGATCTAATATCACCAAGATTAAATCAATGGAAGGCCTGGACATAGTTTGGGTGGAAGAGGCCGAGAGTGTTACCTATACATCATGGGAAACATTAATCCCGACTGTGCGTAAAGATGGCTCAGAGATTTGGGTGAGCTTCAATCCTAATGATGAGATGGATAATACTTATGATCGATTTGTACTTAATCCACCAGCAGACTCTTATGTTGTTAAAGTAAATTACAATGATAATCCTTGGTTTCCTAAAGAGTTAGAGACCGAAAGACTAGAGCTGAAAGAAAAGAATATTGATTTATACAATCATGTCTGGGAAGGTGAAGTCTTATCTAATAGAGATGGTTCATACTATGCTAAGTTTATTGACGATGGCCAGATCATGGACTTTCCTGTTGAGCCTGGTATCCCTGTTGATACTTACTGGGATCTGGGTGTTGCAGATGCTACTGCTATATGGTTTGTTCAGCAAGTAGGTATGGAGTTACGTATTGTGCATGCTTATGAGAATCAAGGTGAGGGCTTACAATTCTACATCAACTACCTACATGACTGGAGAGTTAAGAATCAAGCAGTATTAGGCCGACATTACGCACCACATGATATAGGCGTGAGAGAGTTAGGCACAGGTAAGTCTAGACTAGAGACAGCACGTAAGCTAGGCATTAACTTCTTAGTAGTACCAAGACTATCAGTAGAAGATGGCATCCATGCTGCAAGAGCAATACTACCTAAATGTTATTTTGAGAAGACAGGCACTAAAGACGGCCTTAATGCTTTGAGAAGATACCGCAAAGAGTTTGACGAGAAGAAGGGTGTATATAAACCACATCCACTACATGACTGGTCATCACACTTTGCAGATGCGTTTAGATATTTTGCAATAGCGTTCCGAGAGAATAGACCAGAAGGTAATAAACGCCAGCCTATGGCTAATACATCATGGCTGAACTCTTAGAAAACGAGATAGACTGGTTCGTATGTTTTGCAGATGGTGGGCGTTGGCATATATGGGATCTATTTACATCGAAAGGATATAGACATTGCTTTGCATTTCGTTGGGATGGATTTAATTGGGTATTAGTAGATCCACTTGGTTCATGGCTAGAAGTACAAGTTATGCCATATACTCATGAAGATAACGTACCTGAAAAGATGTTAGAGTTAGGTCATAAGGTGCTATATGTAAGGAAAAACAGGGATAATAAATTTATCTTCCGAGGAGTGATGACTTGTGTTAATATAATCAAGCATCTAATTGGGGTTAGAGCCTTTTGGATAGTTACACCTAGGAAATTATATAATTATTTACGGAGAGAAAACCATGGGATTCCTATCACCAAGCGCACCAGGACCGAGCGAGTCACAATTGAAAGCGGAAGCACAGAGAGATCGTGAGATGAGAAAAGAAGAGTTTACAGCTAAGAAGAGACAATCAGCAGGCTTTAGACGTAGAATGGGTAGATCATTACTTATTTCAGGCGATGAGAAAGGCGTAAAGTCAAAAACATTGGGGTAAATAATGCCAAGCTATAGCAAGAGCAACCAAGCAGTAGGCTCTATCATTAAAAGATACGAGACTGCTAAAGCACACAGAGGCGCATGGGAAGCACACTGGAAAGAGTGTTATGAATATGCACTACCACAGCGTGAAGTGTTTAATCAACATGCATCTGGCGCTAAAAAGAATACAAGAATCTATGACTCTACAGCATTAATTGCTACACAGAGATTTGCATCAAGACTACAGTCAACTCTAGTACCACCTTTTAAGAAGTGGGCGAAGTTGGCAGCAGGTACTGCAGTTCCTAAAGAACGACAGACTAAGATTGATGCTCAACTAGAGACTACAACAGATACACTATTCTCATATATCAACAATTCCAACTTAGCTACAGAGGCTAATGAGGCGTTCCTTGATCTTGCAGTAGGTACTGGCGCATTATTACTTGAAGAGGGTGAGGGTGAAGATCTATTAAGATTTAAAGCCGTACCTTTGAAACAACTTATTATCGAAGATGGCCCAGGTGGTACAGTCGAGAATGTATTTAGAGATCACTCAGTGGCAGCTAGAGACATTGAACGCATCTGGCCAAAGGGTAAAGCATCAGAAGCAGTTAAGAAGATGATGCAAGAGAAACCAGATGAGCTAGTTCATATTATCGAAGCTACTATCTGGGATGACAAAGAGAAACAATACTCATTTGTGGTTATTGAATCAGCTACTAAGCATGTTGTATTTGAAGATTACTTTGAGCAAAGTCCTTGGATTGTGTTCAGATGGTCTAAGGTAGCAGGCGAGCGTTACGGTCGTGGCCCTATCATGACAGCACTACCAGACATCAAGACAGCTAATGAAGTTGTTAAGTTCGTTTTGAAAAATGCTGAGAAAGAGATTGCAGGTGTATATACAGCAGTAGATGATGGTGTATTAAACCCATGGACTATCAATGTAGCACCAGGTGCGATTGTACCAGTAGGTCAGCAAGGCTCATTACAGCCGTTAGTATCGGGTGGCAATTTCAACGTATCAGAGCTAATCCTTGGTGATTTAAGAGACTCTATCCGTAAAGCTTTATATCATGACCAGTTAGGCGCAGTAACAGGCCCGACTAAGTCGGCAACTGAGATCAGCATTAGACAACAAGAGTTAATGTCAGACATCGGATCTTCATTTGGTAGATTACAGATTGAATTTATTAATAAGCTAATTAAACGTGCTTACTATATTCTAGAGCGCAATAAGAAAGTTGCACCTATTAAAGTGGGTGGCCAAGTAGTTGAAATTAAAGTTATTTCACCACTAGCACAACAGCAAGACATGGACGAAGTTACTAAGCTAGGCCAGTTTGTACAGTTTGCTGGCATGGTAGGCCCAGAGGCAATGCAGATTGGTTTAGATCTTGAAGCATTCCCTGAGCATATTGCTCAACTATTAGGTGTTGATAAAACACTTATTAGAGATAAAGAAGAAAGAGACGCTTTAAAAGCTCAGATGCAACAAGCAGCAATGGCACAACAAGCAGTAGAAGCAGCATCTAAAAATCCAGAAGCAGTTCAACAACTTGTAGAGGGTCAATGATAGAAAGTCAAAGAGATTTTGATGCAATGATTGCAAAGCTATTTAAATCCAAGGACGGCAAGAAGGTTCTTGAGTGGCTTGAAGATCGTTATATCAAAGCAACGGTATGTACACCTGGCCAAGTGGAAGGCACAGGATACTATCGAGAGGGTCAAAATAGTGTGGTGCGTATGTTCAAAGCCTGCATTATGAGACAAGAAAAAGGCGCTTACAACGGAGAAAGCAATGAGTGAAGAATCATTATTAAATGAGGCAGCAGTCTCAGAGGAAGCTACGGATACGAACGTAGCAGATTCAACAGAAACAAACCAAGAGAATAGCTGGTTTTTATCAGAAGGTGTAGCAGGAGAGGGAGAAGCACCAGAATGGTTTAAAACAGGCAAGTATGCAACAATAGCAGACCAAGCTAAGGCATATACAGGATTAGAATCTAAATTAGGTTCATTTACAGGCGCACCTGAAAACGGATACGAGACAGTTATCCCTGAAGGTTTGAATGTAGAGATCCCAGAAGGCGATCCGTTACTAGATAGTTTCAATGAGTGGGCGCAGGCTGCAGGCTTGTCACAAGATGCTCATAGTGAATTACTAGGTTTATATGTTAATAACATTGTAGGTTCACAGCCTAACATGGAAGAAGAGATGAAGAAGATTGGCCCAGATGCAGGTCAAAGAGTTTCAGACATGGTGCAATGGGCTAAAGGTACTTTAGATGAAGGCGAGTTTGCTACTCTACAATCACTAGCAACGACAGCAGATGGTTTCAGATTGTTAGAAAGAATGAAGTCTCTTACTAGAGAGACGCAAGTTTCAGCACCTGATACAGCACAACCAGTGAACACAGTTACAAAAGAAGCTTTATATGATCTAATGAAGGATGAGAGATACCAAACTTCAGCAGCATATAGAGATGAAGTAAAACAAAAGTTTGATAATTTCTTTGGCACAGAGCCAGCAAAAACAATCAGACAATAAATAATTAACACTTGATGTAGTTTTTTGCTATAATCAAGCCACAGATACCCGTTAATCGGCCTGTATGAGTAGATTAAGTGCCTCAAAAGCACTAGATTCAAACCCATATAGGCTACTTTGAATCGAGAAAGTAAGATAATTTTTTAATTCATAGGAGATTAACATGTCAGTTAATTTAAGTTCTTCGGCATCAGCTCAGTTTGACGCAGAAGTAAAACATGCCTTCGCAGGCGCAGGTAAATTACGTGATACAGTACGTGTTCGTACAGGCGTAGTTGGTGATACACATAACTTCCGTACAATGGGTAAAGGCACAGCCGCTGCTCGTGGTACTACTCAATCAGACGTTACAGCAATGGACGTTTCTCATGCTAAAGTTGCATGTACTCTTGGTAACTATGTTGCACCTGAGTACACAGACATCTTTGATGCTGCAGAAGTAAACTTTGATGAGCGTACAGAACTAGCACAAACTATTGCTGGTGCTTTGGGTCGTAGAGTAGATCAGCTAATCATCGATGCTCTAGAAGATGTAACTTCTCCACCTTCTATTGCTAACGGTGGTACTAACATGACTTTAGCTAAGATCGCTGAAGCTTCATCTAAACTAAATGACGCAGGCGTTCCATCAGAGGGTCGTGTTATGGTTTGTTCTGCTGCGGCAATCGAATCAATGATGAACAACTCAACTATCACTTCACAAGACTACAACGCATTACGTGTATTGATGTCAGGTGAAATGAACACATTCATGGGCTTCGAGTGGAAGATGATCGAAACTCGTTCTGAAGGTGGTCTAACAGTTGCTTCTAACATCCGTTCTTGCTGGGCATACCACAAGTCAGCTGTTGGTTTAGCTGTAGGTATTGATGTTTCTACTGAAGTAAACTACGTACCTGAGAAGGTTTCTTGGTTGTCATTAGGTAAAGTTAAAGCTGGTGCGGTAGTTGTTGATAAGACAGGTACAGTACAAGTTGACATTGACGAGACTGCATAAGTTAAGTTAAGACTGGCCCTTCTAACGAGGGGCTTTTCTTAAACTAATTTGGGAAACTAATATGTCATCAGTTAAGAATTACTCAGACATTGATATTGCATCAAATGCTCTATTATTAATCGGTGAGAATCCTATAGCTTCATTTACAGAAGATACAGTAGCGGCTCTTATTGCAGCTAATTTATATCAACCAACTTATGAAAGCTTGCTTACTCTACATCCATGGCGCTTTGCATCAACCAAGGCAACACTATCAAGGCTAACAGCTACACCTACTAACCAGTGGAATTATGCATACCAACTGCCTGCTGATTTCCTAGTGGCTCAACACGTAGATGAAGGCAACGATAATTATCAGATCTATGCGGATAAGCTATACTCAGACAATACGTCAATGATCCTGGACTATACGTATAAGCCAGATGAATCATTTTTGCCTGCTTACTTCACTGAACTATTAGAGTTAAGATTAGCAGCAGTGTTTGCTATTCCTATTACTGAGTCAGCTACTCGTGGTGATTACTACGCTGGACTAGCTGAGAAACAATTACAAAGAGCTAAAACTATTGATTCACAATCTACACCTTCAATCGGCCCAGATGCCTTAGAGGGTTCTAGATTAATTAATTCGAGGTACTAATGGCTAAAGCAACCGCATCTCAAGCATCGTTTATCGCTGGAGAGCTTGACCCTAGATTAGCCGCAAGGATTGATGTAGAAAGTTATGCTAAAGGCGCTGAGACATTAACTAATGTTATCTGTTTAGGTCAAGGTGGCGTTAAGCGCAGACCTGGTATGAAGTATATTGATACTGTAACAGAGTCAGCAGTTCGTTTAGTTAAGTTTGAGTTCAACATTACACAGACATACTTGCTTGTATTTGTTGATTCTAAGATGTACATCTACATGGATGGCGTATTACAGACTGATATTAACGGTTCTGGCAATGATTACTTGGTGACACCATATAACGCCACAGAAATTAAAGAAATGACTTGGACGCAGAGTGCAGACACTTTGATCCTTTGTCATAATGACTACGTACCTAGAAAGATTGTACGTGGTGCTACAGATACAACGTGGACTATCAGCTCAATGACGTTCACGTACTACCCAACGTATGACTTTAACAGAGATTATGATGCAGGTAGTTTTTCTATTTCCCCATCAAGCCCAGTAGTAGGTGATATAGTCACAATTACTTGTTCAGGTGCTACACCAGTTACTGCTGAACACTTAGGCGGTATGTTTGAAGGAAACGGTGGTGTTGTGAGAATCACAGCCATTACGTCAGACACTGTCTTTGATGGTACGGTATTACAAGAATTTACGAATAACAATGCTATTGATGGTGTGGATGCTTCATTAGAAGAGCCTGTATGGTCAGCAGAGCATGGCTATCCAGGTGCGGTTACATTCCATGAATCAAGACTATGGTTATCTAATTCAACTGCACGCCCACAAACATTATGGGGATCAGTGACAGGTGACTTCTTTAACTTTGATCGTGGCTTTGGTGATGATACAGATTCAATTGACATTACGATGGACACAGACCAGGTTAATGCTATTTACCACCTAGTATCGGGAAGACATTTACAGATCTTCACTTCAGGTGGTGAGTTCTTTATTCCAGATCGTCCTATTAAGCCAGCATCAGTTGGTGTGTTGCGTCAGACAAAATTTGGTGTACTTAAAGCAGTACCACCTATCAATGTAGATGGCGCAACAATGTTTATTCAAAGGAACGGCAAGCAGGTTCGAGAGTATTTATATACTTACACCGAAAACTCGTATGTCTCCACTGAGGTGAATTTGCTTGCCCCTCATCTTATTAATTCACCAGTAGCTATGGCAGCACAAACAGGTGATGTTGATAACGAAGGAAACTACTTATATGTTGTTAATGCAGATGGTACAGTGGCTGTATTTATTACCAATAGAGCAGAACAAGTTACAGCTTGGACTAGATTTACTACAGATGGTTTAATTAAAGACGTATCAGTAGTAGAAGATGTGGTGTATTTCCATGTGAAGAGAACAATTAACGGATCTACTATCTACACAATCGAAGCTCTAGATAATAACTACTATACAGATTCAGCAGTGCAGGCAACAGGTGCTAAGATTGCAGCAGCACAAGCATTTAGTGATGAGCTTTCCAAATATAACGTAGGCTTTACAGGTGATGCTACATTACATGCACTTATTGAAGAAGTTGAAGATGGGTATATGCGAGGCGATATTACTAAAGATGGCTCTATCAATATCTCTGATATTACAGAAATACTCCAGTATATTTCTGGAACTGCAGGTGCAACCACTATCGCAAACGTAGAGAAATATATCCTTGGTGCAATGATTAAAGATATTGATACCTATGGTACATACTTTGGCTTAGATCTTACGCATTTAAACAACCAAGAATGTAGAGTAAGAGCAGATGGCTCAGTGATGGATAATATTACACCAGGTGACGGTGATTCTATAGCACGTATATTTGATGACGTAGAAGTAGGCATTAACTACGATCTAGAAGTCAAGACTATGCCAGTTAATATTACATTTGGCTCAGGCCCTATTAATGCCACCAAGCGTAGAATCTTACGTGTATCAGCTCAATTATATGAAGCAAACGGTATTAAAATAAACGGTAAAGCAGTAACAGATAAAGGTTTCGGCACAGGCGTATTAGGCGTAGCACCAACAGGTTTCACAGGTATGAAGACAGTACCAATGTTGGGATACTCTAAGACAACACAAGTTACAGTAACACAATCAGATCCTACACCTATGACTTTGTTAGGATTAACTTTAGAAATTCAGGCACAAGGCGGTTAATTATGGAATTATTAGTAGGCGCAGCAGGCGGATCACCTTTATTATTAGGCGGAGTAGCACCAGCAGCAGGCACAGCAGGTTTATTTGGTGGAGCAGGACAAATGACATTAGGCGGTTTAGTAGGCGGTGGTGCGCAAGTATTAGGCGCAGTAAGCGCTGTACAAGCAGGCCAAGCTCAAAAGACAGCTTATGAACAACAAGCTAGAGCAGAAGAGCAAGCCTCAAAAGATAGAGAATTACAAAGACTACAGAATTTAAGAAGAGCGCAAGCAGGCCAGAGAGCTTATTGGGCTTCAAGAGGTATAGCAGGTGGTGAAGGTTCAGCAGCAACAATTGCTCAACAGTCTAGACTTGGATACCAGTTAGAGCGTGGTGCTGATATATCATCTACAGGTCGTGAAATTCAGAGATTACACACAGCAGGAAGTGCAGCGGTAACATCGGGGTGGATGAAAGCTGGCACAGGTTTAGGTAAATATATAGCAGGTTAATTATGGCAGATTTCGCCCAGTACACATTCCAACAAGGTAGAAGGGTTGGTAGAGCAGATATGACCGAGGCTAATGCCTGGGAGTCTTTATCTAATTCATTATCTGATTTTGCATCTACAATTGCAACTTCTGAAGAGCGTAAAAGAATAGCAGCAGTTCAACAACATAATGCAGATGTTAAAGCTTATATCAATAGCCAAGAAGATGACATTATTACTCATATTGGTAAATTATCTATTGATAACGAGAATGACTATAACTCGTTTATAACAAAGGCTAACGCATTTAAGAAGGGTAAATTAGATGCAATGTCACAAGACCCAGAGCTAGGTGCAGACTTTGCTAGTGGTTTTGGTCAGATGGCAGATGACAAGATTGCTCAGTACGGACAGAAAGTTTATCAGAATCAAGCTAATCTTTTTAAAGCTGAGAACTTACAAGTAGCTCAAAAATCTATAGAGACACATGCCGTAGATACAGAAAACATGATTGATAGTGCTGTTAATATGTGGCATGAAAGCCCAGGTCTAAGAGATAAATATCTTGAAGATGTAACGCCACAGTTCCAAACCCAAAGAGATATGTTTGCTTTCAAGGTTGATGAGTTATTAGAGCTTGGTGTATCTGGCAAGGAAGCATTTAAACAAGAACAAGCATTATTAAGTCGATTTTATAAGAAAGCAGCAATGGCTGAATTAACGGCTAATATGGAAAAAGGTAATGGATGGCAAACCATTCAAGACTTTAACGCAAATCCAAGCAAATTCTTTAGCTCTAGACCACAATTACAAGCATTATTCCCAGAGGTTAAGATCTCTATGAGTGATGAAGATAAAAACGAGACATTTAAAGAGATGATGCAGATGCTTAACGGTTACCAAGGACAGCAAGACCGTATTGCAGATGCAAGAGCTAAGGATAAGTTAGCAGATCAAGAGTTTTTCTTTTCTAATATTCAGTCTCAGATTGCAGATGATCCTACAGCTATTGAAAAATCATTCATACAAGACTGGTTAGCTGAAGGTAAGCTTAATACTAAGCAACATGATTCATTATTAAAGACGATTCAGACTGGTGGTTTATATCGTGAAGATGATAATATTGTGTCTGGACTATGGGATACGTTATTTGATCCAACAGCAGATCAGTTTGCAGTGTACGATCAGATCAGACAGGCAGTAGATAATCAACAGATTACACCTCAGACACAGAAAGCAATGCTTGGTGTTCTAAGAGATGGCGCACTGAAAGATGTTACTAAGGACGAAGATTATCAGATGGCTATTAACGAGGTTAAGACAGAGTTTAGAACCACTGGCCCATTAGCAGCATTCCTGCCTAATGAGTCTAAGAACATCAATAGAGCAATTAGAGAGATCTACCAGCTTAAAAAGACATTACGTCCAGATCAGAACTTCCTTGATGAAGTGGATGCTATTAAGGCTAAGTACAAGCGTGTACCTGAAGCAGCTAAACCAAAGGTAGCTTGGAGTAGTAACTGGTCAGGCACAGCAGAAGAACCAGCACCAGATCTATCAAAAGAAGTATTAGCATCTCTACTAGAGAGTGGTCAGATTACACAAGCTGAATACTTAGAGCAATTCAATGCTATTGATGACTACATGGAAAGCTATAATTTAAGGAAGTCTAGATAATGGCATTTGAGAATAAGGTTGAGCAAGATATAGAAAATATTGATCCTGTTGTTGTTCAAACAGCTTATGAAGAAGAGAAGGCTAGATTACTAGAAACACCAATTACTCCACTTACAGATGATGTGATGGGTGGTTTTCAAAACAGACTAGAAGATAGAGTTGTTCAGACTTCACCTGCAATGCAATACTTCAATAACTACAAAGCGCAACAAGTAATTGAAGAGGTAGATGAGCAAGAAGAGTTAGCACCTTCAATTATGGGCAAGACTATTCGTGAGCCTGAAGTAGATGCTTTCACTCAGATCTATGCGTTAGATGCTCAAGAGCCTCAACCTGTACAAGAAGTTAAGCCTGAAGTAGAGGATGCTGGATGGTTACTAGAAGGCTATAAAGAATTACCAGACTGGATGCAGAAACTTACTGGCCCAGCAGCACATCAGCTAATGGTAGATTCAAGCCTAGAGAATCCTATTACTAAAGGTGTTATCACTGGACTTGAAGAAGGTTTTAACGGACTAATGGGTGCGTTTGCAGACGTAGCAAATACAGGTATTGAGTATTATGGTGGTGAAGCGTTTGATCCTATTCAGATTCCTGATCTAATTAAACAGAATCCAGAGTCTATTGCAGAGCCTGTAGTGGCAGCGCTTACTCAGTTTGTTGGTATATCGGGTCTAGCCTTGAAAACATTACCAGGTGCGTTCGATATGTGGAAGCTAGGTAATGCAGAATTAGCAGCACTCGCAACATTTGATCCTTCTGGTGAAAATCTAGCAGCCACACTAAGATCATTTGATGTTGGTGGTGAGCTGATGGAATATCTTGCAGAGCCAGCAGGTGAAGATGCAGATGCTTTTGAGAGACTAACTTCACGAATCAAAACTATGTATGTAGAAGCGCCACTAGCGTTTGTATTGCCTGCATTTATAGGGCTAATTAGGGGTGTTAAAGATCGTGGCTTCGGTGACACTATCAAAGAGTTTTTACAAGACTCAGATCCAAACCTAGTGCCTAAGACATTAGAAAAGTTTGGTATTGATATGCCAGAGAAAGAGTTGTTTGGCGGAACTAAAGGCGCTGAAAATCTAGGTAAGACAGATTCTTTAAACAAAGCAGAAAAGTTAGAAAAAGAAGGCGCTAGCAAAGACGACATTTGGAAATATACAGG